TTAGATTTGCCAGTAAATATCTAAACCAGTATTACTTACGTTGATGTGATCGATGAGCATCCTCACGATGGCGGTTTGATGCTCATAGTCTAGCTGATCAATCTGTGCAGCATCGGTCGCCGTCTTTTTAAAGGCGTCGGCCCTTTTTGTGTCATGGATAAGTTGCGCCTGGAGAGCATCAGCTTGTACTTTGAGCTTTTCGGCCCGGTCGTGGAGCTGGTCAACGTTTAGGTCATCACTCATCAGATAGAGATCCACCAGCTTGGCCTGTTGCCGTTTAATCTTGGCTAACTGCGCCTTGATTGCTTGCTTGTCGATTGTTGATTGGCCGTCGTCTTGGCTAGCGACTACCGCATCAGGATCAAGTGCTACCTTTTTAACCTCACGGAGCACCGCCTTCTCCAGATCGTCTTTATACTTATACGTCAGTTCACAATTGACTGGTGGAATCCGGTACCTAGCTGCGTTATTCCTGTGATACTTGTTAACGTGGCGAGTTGGACAGACATAACGCCACAGCGGACCGTTTTTCGTGTGACTCTTAGCGATTGCTAGCGTAGCACCGCAATAATGACACTTGAGCAAGCCTGACAGCATATAGCGAGCCTGGAAGGGTCTAGGATTGTTACTTTTTTTGGCTTGATCTAGTTGCCTAATCTTGAGCACTCGTTGCACCTCGTCCCAATCGGCCTTGCTGATAATACCGGTATGCAAGCCGTCGTAAACTTGGCCCTTAAAGATAATCCGACCGGTATATGTAACGTTGCCTAGAACCTGGCGGACTGTTCGATATGACCAGTTAACCCCTTTGCCGATGTGACCTTCTCGATTAAGTTCCTTCGTGATCTTAGTAATTGATTTGCCGGCTAGATAGTCCGCATAGATGCGTCTAACAATGCCAGCCCGCAGCGGGTCAACATCATAGCTATCCTTAACCTTAGTATAGCCAAACGGGACGTTAGACCACGCGGATATCTTGCCAGCCTTGACCCGGCCTAGCTTGCCCATTTGCATACGTTCCTTAATCTGTTCCCGCTCCAGCTGAGCAAAGACTGACAGTAATCCAATCATCGCCTTACCAAACGGCGTTGACGTGTCGAAATTCTCCGACAAACTCATGAAGTGGATGTTATAAGCATTAAAGACGTCCTCAATCAAATACAGCGTATCTTTTTGTGACCTACTTAATCGGTCTAACTTATACACCAGGACCGCGTCAAAGACTCCCAACTTACAGTCACCGATCAATTGTTGCATTGCTGGTCGGTCTAGGGATGATCCGGAGAAACCGGGATCGGTATAAATTTTAGCGACTTGCCAATCCTTAATTCTGCAGTAGCTTTTGAGCTTTTCAGTCTGCTCTCCGATTGAGTAGCCGCTCTCCGCTTGCTCTAGAGTGCTGACACGAACGTAAACTGCTATCTTCATAAATACCTCCAACATATCAACGATTTAGAGGAAAGCTCAAAATTGAGCCCACGTGATATGGCAACCGACGCAAAATTGCGCGCGTTAGATTTCTTTATTAAATCAAGTTACAAATAAAGCCGGCCATTATGACCGGCTTTGTTAATGCAAGTAACGCTAAATTCCCAACAATTGTTTTTTCTTTTCTTGAAATTCATCTTCGGTAATAATGCCTTCGTCAACTAACGATTTTAGTTTGCGAAGCTCATTAACCAACTGATCAGTTTCTAAATTATCATGGTGGGTTGACGAATCCGGCTGATTATCCTTTTTAAGGAGCGATTTATATTGTTCTGCTTGTTCTTTTATAGCGTTAGCCATAATAGGAGCATCGTTCTTATTAACATTTTCTAGTTTAGTAATGGTTGCGCCATTAGTAATGGAAATTTTCCCAAGCATTAAACCTTTTGAATAAGAAACACCATTAACCATGTCTAATGGTATCTCAGTTGATTTAATCCCATACAATAAACCCTTATCTAACATTAAGATCCGCTTGTTGGTTAAGATACATAAAACCGTATTACCATCATTCAGGCCAGAGCAGCCGTAAACGATTACCTCATCATCATTGATAATATCCGGTAATTGTTTAACTTCCCGTTTTGTTCCAAAAAGATCCTTAATCCCAACTTGCTCCATTTGCTCTTTAATTTCATTTAATGTGTAAGACATGATGATTCCTCCTCATAACAGCTTTTAACGTCGATCAGTTTTTGGACGTTTATATTATGTATTGTGCCCGCTGTGTTATAATTACAGCGAACACGAATATTGCTAAAGCCTTATGTCCCTAATCATCAGTAGGGGATGTAAGGCTTTTTTATGTTGCTAGAAGTCAACGGTCATCTTTACCGCTTTGCCCAGTATTCTAGCTTTTGACGTTTCGGTTACAACGATAGGGTCGTAGTCCCGATTGTCGGGCATGAGTAGAATGGTGTTGCTTGCGTGCTTAACTCGCTTTAGTGTAGCTTCATTACTATCTTCTAATAGCACGGCTGCAATCTCTCCATCTTCCACAACTGGTTGTTGTCTAATTAAGACAAGCGAACCATTTGGGATAGTTGGTTTCATGCTGTCACCTTTAGCCTTTAGATAGAAGATAGTACCAGTTGGCAAACCGTTAACAGGTGTTTCTACATATTCTTCAATATTTTCATCTGCTAATATCGGCTCTCCACAAGCAATTTCGCCAAGAACAGGTATCTTGCGTGAGCTTGTAACTGGAATAACACCATCAGGAACAGGGAATAACCTGTTAACACTAACCTGCAACACGTCAGCAAGTTTGAACAACATGTCTTGATTAGGCGATCTAGTACCTGATTCATAATTAGCTATGGTAGTTTTGCCAACTCCGACTTTCTTAGCTAGGTCTGTTTGCGTCCAGCCGTTTTCTTCACGTAAGTTTTTGATGACTGCCCCAGCATATTTTGCTAAGTCCATTTGTTCACCTCCTTTCTTTACCTATAAATATACTTCAAACTGTGAACATTAGCAACATAAAAATCACGAAATGAAAACTTTTTATACTGAAACGCTTGATTTATGTTCACGTTTCGTGTACTATAATAATCGTAAGCGAGAGGAGGTGAACAGGAAATGCAAACCAAATTGCTTGGAATTAGAAAAGAACGCGGTGAAACTCAAGAAGAGGTCGCTAAGATGCTGGGGCTGTCAACTGCATCTTATCGCAGTAAAGAGCTTGGACATTCACAATTCAAAATGAATGAAATGTTTGCTCTTGCTAGCCATTATCACATGACGATCGATGATCTTTTTTTGCCTACAAAGTCCACGAAACGTGAACAAAAGATTAGTTAGGAGACGAATTCAAATGAATGAAATTACAAGTTATGTATTTGACGGTTCAAATGTCAGAACTTTAGTCATTGACGGCCAACCATATTTCGTGGGGAAAGATGTAGCTGAGATTCTCGGATATGCAAACACACGTGATGCGTTGTCCAAACACGTTGATAGTGAGGACAAGAATACCGTCGCAATTCACGACGGTATTAAACGAGGCAATCCTAACCAAACGGTCATCAATGAATCGGGCCTGTACTCGTTAATCCTTGGAAGCAAGTTACCACAAGCCAAGGAATTCAAGCGCTGGGTGACTAGCGAGGTTCTACCAGCAATTCGGAAGACGGGGGCTTATAAAGCAAAGCCAAAGGATAACTACCAAATCCCGGCGACCTACGGGGAAGCGTTACAACTAGCAGCTACCCTACAAACCAAAATTGAACACGATGCGCCATCACTAAAATATTTCCACGATCAAATGCGGAATCCAGGATTAATGACGACAACCGAAATCGCTAAGGATTACGGCTGGAGTGCCAGAAAACTTAACAAGTACCTGGAAAGCAAGGGTGTTATTTACCGGCAAGGGAATAAGTGGGTTATCTATCAGAAATATGCTGACAAGGGATATTCCCAATATGAATCTTTCCCGTACGACAACAATAAAGGCGTAAAAAACAATCTCAAGTGGACACAGCGAGGCAAAAAATTTATCTACGATCTACTAGCGGAGGATGGAATTCGGCCCGTCTTAGAACAGATGAACCTATTAGAAGGTTAGGAGGAGTAAACAATGCACGAATATTCAAGCGTAAAAGAGGCACTCAAAGATCTAGTCGATATTAACGAAGGCTTAGTACATGAGCAAGATGGAAAGCCTGCTACAGCAAGGACGATTCAAGAGCTTAACTCAGAAATTGTCTATCAGATTTGTGACCTTTTAGGTTGTGACGACCTGTATATGGAGCAAAACAAAAAAGCCACCCATGACGACATGGATGACTTAATCAAAGCGATTTCAGCGGTTGATATTACTGCTGGTCGGATTGAATCCGATTCATTACATTTACCCAAGCAAGCATAGCAGCTTTAGTTGTTGCTTTGGTGATGTAAGTGAGGGCTTTAGTTAAGGCAGTTAATTGCTCCTGTGTTAACGGTTGCCCTACTGATTCAATCTGTTCCTGTACAAATGTTACAAGACTCTTCTCTGGTTCAACGTTCCAAATTCTATCTGTTTCATCAGAGATGAGCTTCTCCATTTGTTCTTTGGAGATCTTCATAAAGTTCACCTCCTTTCATTAGGGGATAACTAAATTTTAACAGAAAGGAGAAGAAAACTATGAAAGTTAAGAATTTTGACGCTAAGACCGGCGAGGAGCTTAGCCAAGTTAAGTTAAGCCCGGAACAGACGAGGATGATCATCAGGATCCTAAAGGAGGCGAGGTAATGGCTAGCACTGAATGGTTAGCATACGGAGCGCTATTTGTCTTAGCAATCGTATTGTTACTTACGAACCAGGTAGCACTAGCGACAGTGGCAATTGTTCCGCTTGCATTAACCAGCTTCAAGTACAGCTTTCCACAACAGAAAAAGGCCCAGCGTCACCGCTAGGCCAAATAAAAACATATTGCAAGGAGATTATCACATGTTGAACGAAAAATTACAAGCTAAGCACAATGAAAACGTCAATAAGCTAAAGATCGTTGAGGGAAACATGATTGCTATTACCAACGACGTTAGCGGGCTGATCAAGCATGCTGGCTCAATGCTACTGGACGATCAGCTTACCGAAATCTCAGCAATCAATGAGCAACTAGACCGAGTTAGGAACTTAGTAACCCTATACGGCGTGAACGAAAGCAAGATCCAGAACGAGGAGGAAGACTAATGGATAACCACTTAGCAATGCAAAACCAACAATCACGAGGAATCATTGAAAAAGTTAGTGATCGAATTGAAGCAATGAAGGATGAAGAAGGGTTAGCTTTACCAGCTAACTACAGCGCGCAAAACGCATTGCAAGCAGCGGCCCTCAAGCTTCAGTCCGTCAAAGGCCGGGATGGACGACCTGCCCTTACTTCTTGTACACAAGCCAGCGTGGCCACTGCTCTGCTAGATATGGTAATCCAGGGCCTATCACCAGCCAAAAACCAATGTTATTTCATAGTCTATGGAAATGAACTGCAAATGCAACGTTCCTACTTTGGGACTATCGCCGCCCTTAAACGACTGGATAGTGTCGAAGATATTGACGCCCAAGTGATCCACCAAGGGGATGAGTTCGAGATTGGGGCCGATGAAACCGGCCACATCATTGTGACCAAGTTCAAGCCCAGTTTTGCTAACTTGGACAAGCCAATTAAGGGTGCGTTTGCCTTTATCAAGCTGACCAACGGCAGGACTGCTTACACAGTGATGACGAAAACTCAAATTGATGTTTCTTGGAGTCAAAGTCGAAATCGGCAAAACAAGGTTCAAGACAAGTTTAGCGATGAAATGGCCAAGCGGACGGTCATTAACCGCGCTGCCAAGATGTTCATCAATACGTCAGATGATAGCGACTTGCTGACCGGCTCAATTAACGCCGCCACCGAAGCAGAGTATGAAGAGCCAAAGGACGTGACGGCCGCCACCGAAGAGGAAAGTTCAGCGCAATTGCTAGCCGACTTCAATAAAACACAAGCATCCGAAAAAAAGGACGACACGCCACAAGGCCCAGAGGAGGCCGTAGAGGCCGAAAAGGTTGAAGATGGGGAAACTATCGAATCCGACGTTAAAAAAGATTTTAGGCCGGATCCGCAAGACACAGGCAAGGGAAACGAGGAAGAGTTACCCGACGGGCAAACCTCCATTTACGATTTTGTAGAAGGTGACGAAAATGCCTAAGTTGACCGCTGATAATTATTACTCACACGAAACCGATTGGGAATACATGAGTTTTAGCCTGTACAAAGACTTTAAAAAGTGTGAAGCCGCCGCTTTAGCTAAGCTCAACGAAGATTGGCAACCAACCTCAAGTCCGACACCTTTACTGGTTGGAAACTACATCCACTCGTATTTTGAGAGCCCAGAGGCACATCAAGCTTGGTTAGACCGGTCAGAAACCGGCGCGAAGACTAACCGAGAATTGATGATGACCAAGCCAACGAAGACGAACCCTGACGGCCACTTACGAGCCGAGTTTAAACTGGCCGACAAGATGATCAAGACATTAGAAGATGACGAGTGGTTCAACTTTGTTTATACGCCAGGTAAGAAAGAAGTAATTGTGACCGGTAAGATTGGTGGTCACGAATGGAAAGGCAAGGTTGACAGCCTAGTCCTAGATAAAGGTTACTTTTGCGACTTAAAGACCGTTGATGACATCCATAAGAAGCATTGGAATGATGAAAACAAGCTTTACACGAATTTCATTGAAGATCGTGGTTACGTCATGCAAGCGGCAATTTACCAAGAGTTGATCAAACAAACTTTTGGCAGACAATGCCAACCATACCTGTTCGCCGTTAGCAAGCAAACCCCGCCGGATAAAGGTGCGTTTGACTTTCAAGGCGATACCAAGTTTCTAATGCAAGAAGCAATCGATGAAATCAAGGAAAACCAAGGACGATACTGGCAAATCATGAACGGTGAAGTAGCGCCGAAGCACTGTGGAAAGTGTGAATATTGCCGGTTAACGAAGGAACTATCCGGATTCCAACACGTAACAGATATTGAGGTGGACTAAATGAGTGAAGCAACAATCCAATTTCAGGGCCGGCTAACCGGCGAACCACAGAAGAATCAAGCTGGTAATTATCAAGTCGTCAACTTTAACGTGGCCGTTGATGGCAGTCGGCGGGATGCACCGACGATCTTTTACCGGGTTGCTGTATGGGGCAATCGTGGTCAGTGGGCCATGAATTACCTCCACAAAGGCACGCCAGTGATGGTATCCGGCACGCTAAGCCAAGCAAGAGTTTACCAGCGTAAAGACGGCGAATCAGGAATCAACCTGGACGTCAATTCTGACCACGTGGACTTTGTCGTTTTACCACCGCAAAACAACGATGGTTTCCAGCAACAACAAGCCCCGCAGACAAACCAGCAAAGCTACCAAGCACCGCAGAAACCGCAAGGCCAATTTAACCAGCAACAGGGACAACCACAACAACAGCAAGGATTTAACAGCAACAATCTACCGTATTAGGAGAAAGGAGCTATGAAAGGAGTGTATGAGGATGAGTTTGCTAATCGAAGAGCCGCCTTTGCAGGTGTTACCAAGCTTAGCTAAGTCAATAGGGCTTAACGAAGCGATCGTACTTCAACAGATCCATTACTGGCTCCGGAAGTCAAATAACGTGAAGGACGGCCATAAATGGATATATAACAGCATGCCCAATTGGCAAAAACAATTTGATTTCTGGTCTTTGCCTACCGTCAAGCGGGTTTTTCGGAGCCTGGAAAAGCAAGACTTAATCATAACGGCGAATTACAACAAAGCAGGATTTGACAAGACTAAGTGGTATCGGATTAATTACGAAAAGCTCCAACATGTGAGCCGACGATCGGATCAAAATGATCCGACGATGGTATCAAGTTGGACCGACGGATCGGATCAAAATGATCCGACCAATACCAAGAGACTACCAGAGACTACTACAGAGACTACTACAGAAGATATATTGTCGGGCAAGCCCGACCACATCCCTTATCAAGAGATCATGAGCTACTTTAACCAACAAGCAGGCACCAGTTATCGTGCTAGCTCAAAGGCCACGCAACGCCTCATTAGTGCGAGGACAAATGAAGGCTTTACGGTGGACGACTTTAAAAAGGTGATCGACATCAAAGTTGCTAACTGGAAGGATGACCCAAAGATGAGTAAGTACCTTCGGCCAGCAACACTGTTCGGCACCAAGTTTGAGAGTTATCTTAACGAGCCGATGCCAGCTAAGCAACCACCAAAGAGGGCTAAAGGTTACTTATTTTAGAGAGGTGAGAAAGTATGAAGATGCCACAATTTTTTCAAGACATGATCAAGGCTAATAAGGTCAAGGTAGATCCCTCGAAGGATCGGACTTGGTTAGATGAGCGGAGGAAGAAGATGGATGCCGGCTGGGCCGAGGACTACTACACGGCCAAGGCTGAAAAGGAACGCCAAAGTTGGCTGAATGATAGTTTGTGGTCAGGCAACCAACCCCTCCAGTTTACTTTTGAAAACTGGGTGCCGGCGATGCAAGAAAACGACAAGCAAGCTAGAAACGTTGGTAATCAAGCCTGGGTGATGGCTGACCGAGTAATTAAAGGCGATCAATTCAACATCTTGATGAACGGTGAACCAGGAACGGGTAAGACTAGCCTAGCCCTTGCAATCGCCTGGAAAGCCTGGCAAGAAGCCAAAATGAACTTCCTGTTCATCTCGACGATGGAACTGGTAAGCATGTTCTCACAACGCTTTGACGATCAAGAGGTCGCCTGGCGATTAGACGCTTTGCAAAAGCGGGCAAAGAATGCACCGATCCTAATCTTGGACGACTTCGGCACTGAAGGTGGAATGAAGAACGAGAATGGCTATTACAAGCCAGTACGCAAGGATATGCAAGAGTGGCTTTACCAAGTTGCCAACGCTCGCTATGACCAGATCACGAACTCCCACAAGGGCGTAACTATTGTCACCACCAACAACACTAGCGGCGAGTTAATACAGATGTACAACCCAAAGTTGATTAGTCGGGTCATCACTAAACGCCGACCAAACGTACTTAATTTTGACGGTTTAGACGATATGCGAGGTTAGACATGAAGACAACAGAACTATGGCCCGGAGACCGGGTCAAGTGGCGCAAGGTAGCGTTTACAATTTATTCGACCTGGCAAGATGACACGGTTGATCTGTGGGACGCAGGCAACGACACCTTGATCGAAAACGTCCCAGTAAGTGAATTGGAGGCGATCTAATGGACAACAAGTTTTTTGAATACGAAGACTTCGACCCATACTCAGAGGCAGACGCTAAAGCAGAATGGGACGAGTGGCAGAAACAATCAATTATGGATGACAAAGCACAGTAGGAGAAACGATGAGATTCGAGTTTGACATCGAGCCAGTCGAGCAAGCCCGTCCTCGAGCAACACGATTTGGCAAGGGAATCCGGCTATACGATCCTAAGAAGGTCACAGTCTTTAAACGGCAGTTAGGGATGCTAGCTAAGCAACAGATGCTTGATCGAGGGCTGGAGCCATATGATGGCCCGTTAGAGGTGTGCATGGAATTCTATCGGCCAGTCCAGGCAAGCATAAGCAGAAAGGAACGGGCTAGGAGGCTGTCAGGCGCCCATAGACCAACGGTAAAGCCGGACCTATCGAACTATATCAAGGCATTAGAAGATGGGCTAAATGGCATTATTTGGATTGACGATAATCGAATTGTACAAATAGTAGCAGAAAAGAAATACAGTGATCGCCCTCGCATTGTTATCGAGGTGAATAAAGTCGATGAGGTAGAGAAATGACAGAATTAGAAGAAAAGCAGGCTAATTGCCCGTATTGCCATGAACCATTCTTGGACTTTAGTGGAAAGGCTAGCGATGAAGTAGACTACGACGATTTGGCGTATTGTGGAACCGATGATTATGGAAACTTAGAATATGGAGCATCATTTGATTCTGGGTGCGTGAATAAAAATGAATATGTAAAAATCAAGTATTGCCCATTTTGCGGGAGGAAGCTATGAAATTGACTGAAAAGCATAAGAATTGCCTGTACTGTTCGCCTGATCTAAAAGGAGTGGTGCCTATCGTTGAAGATGGTGGTGATTTCTTAGCTATTGAAGATAACGGAACCATTATATTTGGTACTGATGGGGCAGTGTCAGACTATGAACGACTGCTTAATTTTTGCCCGATGTGCGGGCGTCCACTGAATGAGGAGGATAACTAATGCTAAAAAATGAATTACAAGAGAAACTTACTAAATTAGATTCACATTTAAGATGTGAAATCATTACAGAAGACAATACAAAAGCTAACTTAAACGGTACCTTTGTTGAATTACAGCAACAATCTGCTGGTGATGTCATAGTTAAATATGATGGTGAAACTGTGCTATCTATGGTTGAAGTCGATGGGACTCCTGCCATTGAATTAAAAGTTGGTTACGTAGATAAATATAATTCAAAAATGTTTGCTAACTTAATTGAGCTATGTGGAAGTTATCTTCCTGATGATGGGAAGGAAGCATGATGGAATTGATTACTGGCAGGTCTACTACCGAGAGGAGGATAGCGATGGCAAATCTATTGACAAGTCACCTACTAGCAGCAATTGATTGGGATGAGTATAAGCGGTACGGACGCGAGCTACCGCCTTCCACTGTGGATTGGATCGAGCAAAACGGCAAGCCGAACGTCGAGTTTGAGTTCCTGGTGATTCAAAAGGCGATCGAACGGAGCGAACGCGTCCGGCGATCCAAAGCCCGTATCAGAGCTATACAGAATCGACGTGCGTACGAGCAGAAGCGGAAACAGATGATGAGAGACAAAGGAATGAGCTGGAATGAGATTCGAACCGATTTCCGCAAGAAGTACCAATCAGTCCCGAAAGAGAGTAAAAAAACATTTCTGGTGTTTTTAAATCGCGAGTATTTGATCCCAACGGCAGAATTGGAAGTCATTACGGGGTTAAAGGATTATCAGATAAAGTACATTCTATACAAAGATGGAGGACCAATTGATGAGGAAGGCAACTGAAATGATTCGCCCCAAGCACTATGTCGATCGGCATGGTCACGACCTATTTTTCGAGTTTGAGCGAGGCCATTACCCAGCTGTCATGGCGATCGGGTTTTGCTACCTAAACATGGTTAAATACGAGCGCAGAGCAGGCAAGAAGACGGCCGATCCAACCGAAGACCTAGCTAAGGCCAGGACGTACTTTCAAGAGTACGAGAAACTGCTTTTCCTTAAGTCAATCGGTGAGATTCACGACCAGGGGATTGATCTAGCCCTTAGCTATGATGATTTTAAACGGCGTAAAGAGATCTACTTAAAGCGCCTGGATCGCATCGAGGAAGATATTAAGAGTGGGAGAGCTAAATTATGACTTACGAAGAATTGAAGAATCAGAAGGATTTTGACGTCAACTTGCACTATTCGATTAACGAGGTAGCCATCTTAGCGCAATCCCTCGATACCTTTGGCAGCGTTGAACCAATCGTGACCATCAGCAAGGTAGAACCGTTTAACTACCACCCCAGAGATTACCGGGACACAACACTAGACTTAGAGGATTGGCAAGAAGCAGTTAAATTAGCCCATGAATTGGCGCTGACGCCACTTAACGAACGGGGTGGGTCAACTGACTATGATTGGATTAAAATGGCTAAGAGAGCGTTACAATTGATTCTAGGAAGGGGTTAGATTTTGAGAGACTTTATCGAGTGGATCCTAGCCGTCCTAGTGGCGTTAGTGATTACTAATGGATTGATGTGGTTGCTAGTTGGAATCCCAATTTGGCGATGGTGATGTGAGGAGGACGAATTGTGGAATTACTGCCAGACTACGATGAAGAGCAAACAGCACAAGCGGTGGCTGACTTCTTCCTGAAGGACGACAGTCGGCACCCTAGAAATTACCAGCGGATTCGGCAACAGTACATGGCGTTGAGATCAATAAGTTCACCAGTTGGCGATGTGACCGGCGTACACGGTGCATTACGCAATCATACGGAAGAAAAATGGATTAATGGAATGATCTACAAGCAGGCGTTAGAATGTGTGGATTGCGCAATCGAACGATGCTCAGCACAAGCGAAGATTATCTTGAGACACCGATTCGCAGCCAGTGAGAAGCAGTGGCAAGCGAAGAATGCGGCGCATATCGGCGGCAATGACCAGTATGCCATTGCTGAACGGCGTGCCTGTCGTGAGTTCGCTGACATTATGCAGAAGTACCGCGTCATTTACGGTGTGGAAGAGTTGATTCCTGATATGCTAGTGATGAGAGATTAAAATCCGGAAATTGACCGGAAAAAAACCGGAAAGCATTAGGACTGTAAAGTGCAATAATATGTAATGTGGAAGAGCTGGATATATATCTAACTCTTCCGCCAGCTTACACGTTTCTTCCCCAGTGATGTGTGACCTCCTTCAAGAATAAAATTACGTACACCGCAACGCCTGGTGGCACCGGAGAGGTTCGATTCCTCTGGTTGCGGATTGAGCTAACGTCCACCGAGTGGGCACTGTTTTACAACGTTTCCAGCGCATGAACGGGTTTGACTCCCCTCTTAGCTCAAAAAGGATGGCAATAAAAAATGGAGGTGATAAGCCTCCCTTACCGATACGCTATCCTTGTCTGACGTGTGGTCAGCTCCAAAGTTCAAACATTGAGTGTTCTCAAAATTTACATGGAGAGCGCTGGTTCGATTCCAGCCCGTCAGGTTGTCAACGATGACAATAAACTACGATATGCATTACCAAGCCTAGCTAAATTGCTGGGCTTTTTTGTTTGGAGGAATGCATGATGAACCAAAAAGAAATAGATGGAGCAATTAAGGAAATAGATAGAGCAATTAAAGCAATGACTAAAGCATTCCATGATATTGCAGTACAAACAATGCTAAAAAAGGAAGAGCAAGAAGTCCGAAAAGCTCTTCAAAGTCCTTTAGATAAAAAGAAAAAAGCACATGATGATTTTCATACATTCGTAAGGTCATTATAGTGTTTAAAAATTTATATTGGGAGTGCTGGTTCAATTCCAGCCCGCCAGATTATCCCTAACGATAGGGTTAGTGTGGGATCAGTAATGAAACCCCTATGCACACCGGCGTTTGTCGGTGTTTTTTAATACATAAAATAATTAAGCAAGGAGGCTAGACGCAATGCCAAGAGTAAGACGATGCCGACAGCCAGGCTGTCATGTGATGGTTAAGCTACCGGATCATTACTGTGCTAAGCATTATGAGCACGAGGCTGAGTATCTAGCATCCCGGCAGAAGTGGACACGGTCAGGCGATCAAGTGACGACACATAAGTACAACACAGTTACTAGATATCGCACGTATGACAAGCAAGAGCAGTATCAGTTTTATCGTGGCAAGCAATGGCAGTCGTTGCGTCAGTTGGTATTGGATCGTGATCACTATGTCTGCCAATACTGTGGACGACCGAACAGCAACACGGTGGATCACGTTGTACCGATCGAGTATGACCAGCAAGGTATGACAGACGCAAGCAACCTAGCGACTATCTGTCGATCATGTCACTATGCTAAGACGCAGTGGGAACAAAAGTATTATGGCACAGGCAATGGCAATACGTTGAAAGATGTAGAACCTATCACAGACACTAACAGGATTGTATTGATGATGAATGGAGGTGTATGAAATGAAGTCTTACTACATTGAATCTATAGACTTATGGGTGCTTAGCATTAACTCTGTAATAGATGGGAAAACCAGAAACGCAATAGCTGAGTCATTTAAGAGAAAGAGTGACAAAATACATGATGTTGTAGTTGTTGATGCGACTGTAGCTCCTATAGAAATTATACCTGAATCGAAAGATCGTTCCGTTTTTAAAACGACTGCGAAAACGTTGATGTGACGGGCTTTATGACGCATAAAAATTAAAACACCCCCCCGCCCATCGCTAAGAACGGGAGAGCGCACACATTGCCGTCGTTTTAAACGGAGACGTTATTTTTCAAAATTCAACCGGGGGGGCTCCAAAAGCCGGAAAGGAGGCGCCAAAAAATGGCCAAAAGGACGTTTTACCAACAGAATGATGGGCAACTTGGCGCCAAACCACCGGCTCATTTAAGTAAATTGGCTGGTGAAACTTGGCGCAAGATTGTTCCGTTTTTAATTGACACCGGTAGAGTTGAACGAATTGATACCTCACTAGTCGAAATGTACTGCGCGCAATATGATATTTACCGTCAGGCTTATGCTGATGTGCGAGAGCATGGTGTGCAAACGCCAATTTACAAGACCGTCCAGAATCAAATGGGTGAAAAGGTCGGCACTGATTTTGTGGGCTTTAAAAAAAATCCGGCTGTCGCCACCATGAAAGACGCTACTAACCAGCTAACGTCGATTGGCGTGCAGCTAGGTTTGTCGCCAAAAGGACGTGCGCAGTTAATGTCAATCGCCGCGCCTGAAAAAGAGGAATCAATGACTGACGCACTCAAAAATAGCGGTTTGATCTAGTAACGTTTATGAATCGACCATTGAAAGGGGGTGATCACCGTGCAAGAAATTGACTTAACACAAACTCATGATGTTTCGGGCGCTTACCATGCTATTGATTTTAGCGATGTTCGTAAGGATTATACTGACCCTGGCACTAAGTATGCTTTCGATGTGCTTGATGGCCGGGTAATGACTGGTTACTTGATTAAGCTAGCCGCTTTCCGTCACCTTCGCGATTTGCAACGGCAAGGAACGAAAAGCTTTCCCTTTCATTACGACACAAAGGAAACAGCTAAAATCTTAAAGTTCGCCTCTATCGCTCCTAACGTGGATACTGGTGAACCAACTAAGTTAATGAGCTGGCAGGAGTTTATCTTCTGTCAGCTTTTTGGTTGGCGCGACAAGCTGAACCACAAACGGTTTACGCGAGTAGTTTTGTCAGTCGCACGGGGTTGAATGGTCAAGGTAAAACCTACTTGATGGCCATCTATATGTGCTACTCGTTTATGATCGAGTCGCTGGGCTTGTCTAACCAAGACTTCCTAGTAACGGCGGAGAATTATGATCAGACGACCAAGTTGTTTGGCTACATTAAGAACATGTTGGCCCAGATTACGGAAAACCAGAAGGTCTTTAAGATTTTGGGTGAGAAAAGCGATTTAGCTTTGCTTCACAACTTAATCACGATGCGTAAGCTTAACAACAACTTACGCCCGTTATCATTCAATTCTGGTAAGTACGATTCTTACCACTTCACGACGGCGATCTTTGATGAAGTCGGCAACATTCACACGTCAGAAGGGTCTAAGAAAATCGTTTCCGGGCAGGTTAAAGTACCTAATCATCAATACATTCAGATTTCCACTTCCTATCCTGATCCATCGGTGCCGTTCCACTCGGAGCAAAAACTGATCCAAGAGGCAATGGAACAAGACTATGACCGTAAAGCTGACCAGACGTTAGGCCTCATTTGGGCGCAGGACAGTTTGGACGAAACCTACAAGCCAGAAACCTGGTTTAAATCGAACCCTCTCCTCTATCTTGACGGGCAAAAGGAAGTCCTAATGGCTGGCCTCCGTGACAAGCGTGATGCTGACTTGCTTGGTGGGACGATCGATGACTTCCAAAACAAGAATCTAAACTTGTGGTTGCAAGAAGCGACGAACTCATACCTTAAGCTGGACGACGTCGAACGAGCCGTTAAGGATGACTTCGATTTCTACGGTCGTCAGGTTTACATCGGCTTTGACTACTCCATGTTCAGTGACAATACTGGTGTTGCTTTCGTATTTCCTTACCAAGATGCTGACGGCACACCTAAATGGCACATTAAACAGCATTCTTTCATTCCGTTTAACAAGGCTGGATCGATTGAGGCCAAGGAAAAACAGGACGGAATTGATTATCGAAGTTTAGCTAAGAAAGGCTACTGTACGATTACCAGTCACCCGCAAGGCTTGATTAATGACGATCAAGTTTACCAATGGATCCTTGACTTCGTGCATGATAACGATTTGAAGGTCATCTTCTTTGGCTATGACGCTTGGGGTGCAACGGTAGCCATCAAGCAAATGGAAATTAACACCGAGTGGCCGTTAAACCCGATTAGACAGCGGACGAGCGAGCTCAAAGACCCGACTAAATTCCTACAAACGGGTTTGATCGAGTCCACGATCACGCGTGACGATGACCCAATCATGGAAAAAGCGCTGCTTAATGCTGAAATTGTGGAAGACAAGATTGGGATCCAAGTTGATAAAGCAAAGGCTACTCTTAAGATTGACGTGGTCGATGCAATCATTGATGCATTCTATCAAGGGATGTACCACTTTGAAGACTTCGGAATCGTCAACGATAAGAGTAAGCAAGTTGATTTGATGACACAAGAGCAGGTTAAGCAATGGTTCGATGAACAGTTAGGAGGTGACTAAATGATTGGAAGATTGCTGTGGAAATGGATTGATGTAATCTTATTCGTTATTGCAATTGGAACCATCGTCTATGGTTTCTTTCTGCTTAATTATGTTGCAGGAGTTTTCAGTGTTGGCGTGGCCCTAATCATTTTGGGCCTTCTCTCTGAGTTAATTTCAAGGCAGGAAGGGAGGTGATTAGGCAATGCCAATTTTTAATTCAGGCGGTCAGTCACAAACCGGCCTTACGATTGCTGACGATGATAGCGTAATTAATTTTCTCAATCCGGATGGCTCTAACGGAAAGTATGTTGATGCAAGGATTGCACTACGCAACAGCGATGTCTACTCAGTAATTTTCCAATTGTCTTCGGACTTGGCGAACGGCCGATTAGTTGCCGAAAGTTCCCGTACTCAGAACATGCTTGATAATCCCACTGTAACTGCTAACGCACATGCTTTTTGGCAGTCGATGTTTGCTCAATTACTGTTGAGCGGTGAAGCCTTCGCCTACCGATGGCGAAATCAGAATGGGATCGATTCATCGTGGGAATACCTTAGACCTTCTCAAGTCACACCTTTTCTGCTGGAAGACGGTTCGGGTTTGATTTACAACGTAACCTTTGACGAGCCGGAAATTGGCGTGATTCAGGCTATCCCTCAATCGGATATGATCCACTTACGGCTGATGAGTCGAAATGGTGGAAAGACAGGGATTAGCCCGCTAACCGCATTAGCTAGTGAGCTATCAATTCATGACGCCTCTAATAAGCTCACAATGACCGCACTAGCCCGTTCGATCATGGCGCCGGGTATTTTATCGATTACCAAAGGCGGGCTGTTAGACAGCAAACAGAAGGCCGCCAGAAGCGCTCAATTTATGAAGCAGATGAACGACAGCAACTCCGGGCCGATCGTGCTTGATGACTTGGAAACCTACACGCCTCTTGAAGTGCAAGGCAACGTTGCCCAGTTGCTTAGCCAAGCAACCTGGACTGGCGCTCAAATTGCTAAGGTTTACGGCGTTTCGGATTCAATCATTAACGGACAGGGTGACCAGCAGTCATCGCTAGACATGATCGGTAACGACTATATCAAAGCGTTAACCCGTTACAGCAACGCAATTACAAGCGAGTTAACTAATAAATTAGCCGGTAAGATCACGATTGATCTCAGGCCGGTTGTCGACCCAGCAGGGGATGGCTATGCTAACACGATCTCATCTCTCACTAAGAATGGGACTATCGATGACACGCAAGCTGTGTGGTTGCTGACCAAGTCAGGGTATTTCCCGGAAGATATGCCTGAGAGCACTCCGGCGAATGATCCGCCGGAATTAGACCAGAAAGGAGGTGATCAATAGTGGGAACAGTTAACATTAAAGGTGACATCGTTGATAACTCAACAGCTTCATTTTACGAATACTTTGGGATGGACGCAGTCTCACCATCGGGGGTTAGCCAACAACTAGCTGACGGAGATGATGAGATTGAGGTTAACATCGCATCTAACGGTGGCGATCTCTTTGCAGCATCTGAGATCTACACGATGCTAAAAAACGATCCACGCAACGTCACGGTTAACATTCAGGGATTAGCAGCAAGTTCGGCAAGTATTATTGCAATGGCTGGTGATGAAATTAATATCGCACCAACGGCGCAAATGATGATCCACCAGGTGTGGTCTAACACGCAAGGCAATGCTGATGACATGCGGACAAGTGCTAAATCCCTAGATTCGGCCGATCAAGCGGTCGTAAATGCGTATGAAGCAAAGACCGGAATTGATCGGGAAACGATCCTATCGATGATGCAACAAGAGACCTGGATGGACGCTCAAGAAGCAGTCGACAAGGGGTTTGCGGATAAGATTATGTTTGTGGATGAGAAGCAACCACAATTGGTTAATGCAACTCACACGATCCCTAATCATGAAGCGATTAATAAGTTTTTGACGATGATGGCTAAGTCCAGTGTGGATAAGCCTAAGCCAGCGGAAACAAAGGCAAAACACAAGCTAACTCTGCGCGATCAGAAGTTAGCTTTTTTACTTGGAAAGGAGCCAATTAATGAAGATTAACGAATTGAATGACGCTTGGATTGCGTCCGGTCAAAAGGTTAGCGACCTTAACGACCGTATGAACACTGCTTTAAACGACGACAACGTGGACATGGAAGATTACAAGGCTTTGAAGGCCCAACGCGACAATGAAAAGGAACGTCGGGATGCCTTGAAGGACCAATTGGAAGAAGCACGGGCAATGGAAGTCCTCAACATGAAGGAAAGCGACAAGAAGCCTCTCACTCCGAAGGAAGAGAACATGAAGGACAAGTTTGTCTCTGACTTTAAGGCTCTAGTTCGTGGGCAATACAACACCGTAACCTCGATTACTACTGATGCAGCCGGGAACGCTGGGCTTACTATCCCACAAGATATTCAAACGGCTATTCACACGCTGGTCCGTCAGTACGCTACTTTGCAAAACCTGGTTAACGTTGAAAGTGTCGGTACCTCTACTGGTTCACGGGTTTATGAAAAGTGGGTGGACATTAAGCCATTAGCCGATCTGGACGACGAAACCGCTACGATCGGTAACAACGATGATCCGCAACTTACGATCATCAAGTACACGATCCACCGTTACGCTGGTATCACGACCATCACTAACACGTTGCTCAAGGACACTGCTGAAAACATTTTAGGCTGGTTATCTACTTGGATCTCTCACAAGGTTGCCGTTACTCGTAACCAAAAGATTCTTGCTGTGCTTAATACCGCAGCCAAGAAGCCAACGCTGGCTAAGTTTGATGACATTAAGGACATGACTCTGACTGGGTTGGATCCTGCAATCTTAGCTACTTCGTCCTTTGTGACTAACCAGTCCGGTTTCGCTGTACTGGCAAAGGTCAAGAATGCGATGGGCAGCTACTTGATTCAACGGGATGTAACTCAACCTGAACAATACCTGATTGAAGGTAAGCCGGTAGTTGTAGTTGCTGATCGCTGGTTACCAGATGTTTCTGGTTCTCACCCGCTTTACTTCGGTGACTTCAAGCAAGCTGTCACGCTGTTTGACCGTGAAAACATGAGCCTGCTTTCGACTAACATTGGTGGTGGTGCATTTGAAAATGACGCAACCAAGATCCGGGTTATTGATCGCTTCGACGTTGAAACGGTTGACGGTGACGCCTACATGGTTGGTTCCTTCACCAAGATTGCTGACCAGCCAGCTAACTTCGCCGCTTCCGCACCCGCTGCAGGCTAGAAAGCGGGTGATTTGATTGGCGGTAACGATTGATGATTTAAAGGCCGTACTATACCTCGACGGCAACGATGAGGACGCTCTGCTCCAGTCATATATCGACGCCGCCGACCAGTTTGTCATTGGTGCGGTTGGTGATGAGGTGCCGGCCTTTTGGAACGACAGTAAGGTGACCGTACTCCATGATTTAGCGGTTAAATCGTTAGCCGCTAGTTATTACCAGTACCGGCTTAGCATATCTGACGCCCAGGTATATCAAATCGACATGACGGTTAACAGCATCTTAGGTCAATTGCGTGGACGGTATGCATCCGCAAAGGAGGCACAAGATGAAGCTAGCAATTAGTCGATTGAATAAGATTGCAGAATTTGGTAAGCCACATACTACACAAACGCGGACCATTACAGGGTCAAAAACTGAATTTAATGTGGTCAAAACGCTACATTGTGCAATCTATCAGCGGACATTAGCGCAACAGTATCAACTGATTGGAACCAAACTGGAAAACACGATTGTGATTGCTGTTCGCTCGCAAGCAAAGGTTGATGATGCTTTGCAAGTGCGGTTTAAAGGTGAGACGCAAACTTACCGGATCGTAAATATTTCACGGGATGAGAGTCACAATTATCCACGTTTTGACCTCATCACACTCTCCAAGATTACGAAAACGGGGTGATTGAATGGATTTTGAAGATATCATGACCGGACTGTCTAACATTGACGAGAAGGTGATTCCAGACACCACCACTAAGCGGAAGATGACCGAAGCTGGCGCGAAGGTACTTGCTGAAAAGCTCAAGGAGGCTACTCCACGTACCAAGCGCAACGACGTCAAGTATGGTCACTTGCAAGATAATGTGACCTATCAAGACACTGACATTGATGGCGAAGAAAACGGTTCATCGACGGTTGGCTATGGTAAGAAGGCCTACGTTGCCCGTTTCCTCAACGATGGGACGGTCAAGATGCCGGCTACTCACTTCGTGGATAATGTTCGTCGTGAATCATCTGATGAGGTTTTTAAAGCTCAGCGTGAGGCTTACGACAAGCTGATGAGAGGTGACCGGTAATGGATCTTCCGTCAGTGCAAGCGTTCGATTTGATTGATGGTAAATTTGACTGGATCGATGAGATTTATCTGGAATCACTTCCAGAAGAAGAAACCGATCTAACAGACAAAACCGTCTGTCTAATTACTGAGTGGATCAACGAACCGACAGGATATGCTAATCGCACCTTTAAGCAATGGTCAATCGGTGTGGAAGTTCAGATCTTTTACAAGAAAGATGCAGGCATCTCTTCGATTGACAATGAAATTGCACTTGCCGATCAGTTCAAACAGGATGATTGGACGATCGAACAATCCAAAAACCATATTCAAGACCCCGATACCGGACAGGTAACGAAGGTCTTTTATTTTGCAAAAGATTTAACTATAGAAAGGAATGAAGTAGATGGCTAAAGCAGGAACATCCAGTTTTGGTATCGACTACGTGATCTTTGGGATCACGGATGACGAAGGCAAGCTAATTACAAGCGATGGCGGGGTTTCAAGCACTGGTATCGTGTTAGTTGACGGGGATGGGCAAGGTGCTACGACTGCAAATGTTACTAACATTGAAGCGGCAGGGACGGAGCAATACGCTAACAACCAAGTCAAGCGGATTGCACACGGTTTATCTCGTCCTCAAGTAGCATTAACCATGTTGGATCTGGACCTCGAATTATCCAATAAGATGCTCGGTTACGACATGGACAAGACTGGTGGTGCTGTACTGCGAAACGGTAGCAAGCCCAATGTGGCAATGCTGATTGCATCGCACGATTTCAATAATAACTATCACTACTTAGGTTTTGCTAACGGTGAAATGATTGAAGCAGCGATGAACCATGGGACCAACAATGTTAACGAGACTGATGCTAACGCAACGTTTACTTACCAAGCATTAGCGCCGATTCCGGATGGGATTTTCGCTGATGCAAACGGGAGTTCCCAACCGATGAAGATTTGGAACTCCGGTCTGACTGGCTTTGATTCTGCCGCAATGCTTAAGGAAGTGTTTGGCGGATATACTGGTACAGATATCGTTAAGTCTCACGTGACGTCTAATGCCGCAGTAACGCCAAGTGCTACACCATCAAGCAGTGTGGGTGCTTAATTGATAACGTTAATCGCCTACGAAATAAACAGTAAGGGTAACCTGGCGGTTGATAGAACAGGAGTAATTAATGTTAAAAATCAAACTTAATTTGCTACACATCAAGCGCACTATCTTGATTAAAGGTGGTGCTTCTAACGTTGTTAAGATTGCTAACTTGTCTAAGTTTGCTAATAATGTGGCCCTCAATCAGTTGAAACTTGCCGACGTAAATCCTGATGACACCGCATCTTTGATCAACGTGTCAAACGCAATGATCGATTCCCAAGATGCCTTTATCAGCAAGGTTGAAAAGTCATTGAAGGAAGTCTTCCACCTAAATAATAAGGAAGTGGATCGAGTAATGGATGAAACGTCTGTCCCGGATTTGATGGCCTTTGTCAACTATGTATACGGACGCATGAACGGTGCTACTGACGAGGACTTTGAGCAAGCCCCAAAAGAATAGCCACGATTGAAGAACTCAATCGATCAAATTTTGAGCTGGATAATCAAATTGAGGACATTAACTACCTCAAAAAGGAATTATTGCAATTGGGTGTAATGCCAAGCAAAGTCGATCAGGAAGACATGATTGACCTATTAACGGTCTTACATGCAAAGCCAAAAGAAGAGCGTCGCCAGTCGGTAGAAGATGCCTTTGCTTCAATGCAAAGAATGGTGAAAGGAGGTTAGAAAATGGCGAAAGTTCAAAATGAAATGGCGACCCGGATTACGATTGATACGGTCCAAGCCGCCAATTCCATGCAAGCCTTACGCCAAGCGATCTCGGCTAATACGAACTCGTGGCAAGCAATGGAAACCTCCCTTAAATCGGCTGGCGATTATCAAGGAGCGGCGGCTGAACGGGTTAAAGGTTTAACTCAGTCCATTGAGTTACAAAAACAACGGATTAGCGAGTTAAGAGAACGTCAAGAAGGGCTAGACCAGTCTACACAACACGGCGCTCAACAGTTTGTCAAGCTCGAGAATCAGATTAGCCAAGCTAACAAGCAAATGGCTAGCTATGAAGCCCAATTAAGCCGGGCCAAGTCTAACAGTGAGTATTACGCTGGCGGGTTAGCAAACTTGCAACGCCAGTACAAGCTCAACGCTTCGGCTTCGCAGTCTTATATAGCTAGGCTTGAAGCAGAAGGGCGAACCGAGGACGCACAACGTGAAAAGTTGCAGTCGTTAAGGTCGTCCCTCGAAAATCTGACTAAACAGCAGAAGGCTCAAGAAGCTGAGCTTGAGAGAATTGCTAAAACTTCAGGGAAAGCAAGTGAAGCCTACAAGATTCAACAAACCCGGCTGAATGAAACGGCAACATCGGTTGCTAAAGCCAAAGCTGAATTCACCCAACTCGATTCCAGCTTGAATCCAAACCGACTTACACGATTTCGACAAGGTCTTGGTCAGCTGACCGAAGGCTTTCACAAGAGCAAGGAAGCGGCTTTATCCTGGAAAGGCGTTGTTGGTGCTAACCTAATCGCCAACACCGTAACGGCCGGGATTGCAACACTGACCACGCAAATGCAAGGCGTGATTAAAAATGGTATTGAGGTTGCTAAGACCGCCAGCGCGATTAAGGCCCGGTGGCAAAATATCGGAGTTAGCGCTAACGGTATTAAGCAGTTAACGGCGACAATGGCGGACGTTAAAACTAACACCAACCTGGGCGCCGAAGCGGTCAACAAACTACAAACTCAACTCTATGGCTTAACCGGGTCAGTTTCTAAGACTAATACCTTAACCAAAGGGGTCGCCTCGTTGGCCGACCAGCTTAAACTTAGTCAAGCACAAGCGGAAGGCTTTGCTGGTGGCCTTACTCGGATTGAAAACGCTGGGACGGTCACGTCCGGGACATTTGGCCGGTTAACTAAGCAAGCACCTGGTTTAGCGTCAGCAATGGCTAAGTCAGCCGGGATGTCGGAAAAGCAATTTATGGAATTGGTCCAGTCCGGTAAGATGACCAGCGACCAATTCAACGAGATCTTAGCTAAGGCAAGCAAAAACTACAGCAAGAATGCTAAGGCATTTAGCCAAACTTCCGGCGGTGCCACTAAGGCCCTCCAAGAAAACTGGAAAGCAACGCAAGCTAAACTGGCCGAACCATTAGTTAAGGTCCAAGCGACGGGGTTAAACGAGCTGAACAAGGCTCTTAACAACAAGGATACTCAACGTGGGATTCAGCAGATTGGATTAGGGATTGCAAAAATAGCGGTTGACTTAGCTAAGCTATTGGCCCTAATTGCCAAACACCAAGGAGCCGTCAAGGCCTTTGTAGGCGCTGTTGGCGGTTTGATTATATTCACGAAAGCTGTTGGGTGGATCAAAAGTTTTGTGACGGCTATTAAGCTTACGGGAGCTGCATTAAAAGTATTAAGTGGGGCATTAGGCCCGGCCGGCTGGATTATACTAGGGATAACGGCGGTTATCGCTGGCTTAGTTGCACTCTACAAGCACAACAAGCGTTTCCGGGATTTCGTCAACGGGATAGCTTCTGCTACAAAAAAGGGGCTTAAAAACGTTGGTAAGTTCTTCTCGGATACGTGGAAAAGTGTCACTAAGGGGCTCTCCGGTTTCTGGAATTCAACGAAAAAAAGCTTCTCCAATGGCTGGAATGATCTTAGCCGGGCAACTAAGAGCGGAAGCAATTCGGTTACAAAATGGTGGGATCAAACCTCAACACAAACGTCACGTGTAGTTCAGGACATGGCCAAGCAACATCCGCGGACCTTCCGGGATATGTACAAGGTTATTCAGGATCGGACCCAAACCTGGCATGACCTTGTCTCTGGTCGATGGGATCGTCTGGGAGATGATACCAGAAAGGCCGCTCAAGATATGCGCAATTTCCAGCGGAGAATTTTTGGCGATCTATACGACTGGCTTAACGATAAAACTAACGGTCGGTTGGGCGACATGCTTAAGGTATGGAAAGATAAGCTTGGCTCTATTAAGAACGTGGTTAGTGACGCCCGCGACGCCGTGCATAAGCGCTTTGTTGACTTAGTTCGAGGGATCATTTCACCGTTTAACTCAATGCTTGATGGCTTACGAAAAGGGATCAACTGGATTCTTGAGAAGGTTGGCGCCTCTGGTATTAGTGGCTCATGGTCAATCCCAATGCCAAGCTATGCTACTGGGACTAAAGATACTCACCCAGGCGGGCTTGCAATAGTTAACGATGGCCAAACCGGTCATTACCGGGAAATGTACCGCTTGCCAAATGGCCAAATTGGGATGTTCCCGGCCACTCGGAACATGATTGTTCCATTGCCTAAAGGAACCTCAGTTTTAGATGGTGACAGTTCCTATCGGTTGGCTCGTATACTAGGCCAAACACCGCACTATGCAGGCGGAATTGGATCATTCTTTAGCGGTCTGTTTGAAAAGGGCAAGGATATTCTCGAAGACGTGGACAAGATCCTTGCACACCCAATTCAATTTGTGGAAGACGTTTTTAAAAAATTCGTTAATGTAAAATCATCGGCTAAATTTGCTCAAGATCTAATTAAACACGTTCCGAGTTACGTTGCTAAGCAGATGGGTAACTGGATAAAAAAACAGTTTGAGGAGTTAGCTGATCCAGGTGGTTCTGGAGTAGAACGGTGGCGGCCGTATGTAGTTAAGGCATTAGCAACACTACATCTTTCTAGTAGCCTCGTTGGAAAAGTGCTTCGCCAAATTCAAACTGAGTCTGGTGGTAATCCTAAAGCGATGGGTGGAACTGATGGTCTGGCCGATGGACATGCTGAAGGATTAATGCAAGTTAAGCCTGGTACCTTTGCTGCTAATAAGCTTCCTGGCCACGGTAATATTTGGAACGGTTTCGACAACTTACTAGCCGGGTTAAATTATGCCCGCAAGCGTTATGGCGATAGCTTGTCCTTCTTAGGCCAAGGACATGGATATGCCAATGGTGGTCTGATCTCTAACCACGGCGTTTATGAAATTGCAGAAAAGGACATGCCAGAATATGTCATCCCAACCGACATCAGCAAACGGTCACGTGCATATCAGTTACTAGGCGAAGTGATTGCACAGTTTAGTTCTGAAAGCAAAGCGATGGGCAATTCCCTTACTGGGTCGTCATTCGTTTCGTCTGAGAGCGAAATAAAAACGCTCAATTCTAAGTTTGACCGGCTACTTTCGCTGGTTACTGAATTGATCGGCGTTAATAATGATCAAGTCCAAGCAATCCAAGATCAGGGGAGCCTGGACATGCAACAAGTCTACCGCAAGCAGGCACGTGATATGCGCATGCGTCAAACGGGGTTAGGAGGTGCATAAATGAGCGAACCATATATTAAGTTAAAAATCGGTAGCGGTGATGAGTTTAGTCTGACTGATAAAATCGACGGCCTGCGTTATCTGGGACAAGATACGGCTAGCTCATCTCCACAATTCACTAACGCTTACCAAGACCTTTCCGGAGTGGATGGGTCTTTTTTTGTGAGTCAATCATTCGCTAAACGGTCGATCGTCGAAAAGTTTTGGCTACATTATGCGAGCTATGAGGATCTAATTCTTGCCAAGCAAGAGATTTACCATCTTTTTGGTGGGCGTAAGACAGTGCGAGTACGAACCGATATGTATCCGATGATTGTCTATTATGGCTATGTAACAGCATTCGACATTGCGCCAATTGAACCTGGACGTTACGATGCAAACTTTAGCATCGCATTTGATGTCCCAGATGGGTATCGTTACTCTCTCTACGCTAGTGATGAGTTGGCTGATGCCCACAAAGACGATGGCTGGGAATTCGGTATGAATCTACCTGATGGCTCTTTACCAGCTTATACGGTAACCGGCAATAGCTTTAAGATTTACAACGCCAGCGACATTGCGGTTGACCCGTACTATCAGAAGCATACATTGAAGATCACGATGAGCTATTCTGGTTCTTCAATGACGCTCAAGAATACTACTAATGGGACTTCTTGGACGTACAAACAAAGCACCAACGGAAAACAATTAGTCCTCGACGGGTTGAACGCCTACCTGGACAGTACCAATGCGAATGCCAATTCGGACTATGGTTCAATCAGTTTAGATCCGGGATGGAATGACTTTACCGTCGATGGAGCAGGCGGCTTTAATGCAACATTCTCATTCCCGTTCATCTACATCTCATGACAGCACTAGTGGTTAGGCAAGGCACCGTATGGCCGAGAAATGCTCCAACTAAAACGGCCATGCTTCAGTCCGCTTTGCCAGACTCGATCACGATTCAGTGGGAGGTAAATAATACTTACCAAGCACAATTCACAGCGTGGGACGATGGATCGGAAGCCTTTAATATGCTGGCTGTACAAAACTCCGTGCTGATTAACGGTGATTGGTTTGTGATCAAACAGCTTCAACCGGACTATACCGGCGGAGTAAACACAATGGCCGTTACGCTCAACCACGTTTATCTTGATTGGGCCAGCCGAAATTATTCGTATTACGGCAACACTATGAAATGGACGTCGGGTGGTAAAACTTACAATCCAGACGCCAGCGAAGGTCTTACTAAGGATGAGGTGATCGCAAAGGGCGACACCAGTAGCGACTCGTCATCGGATAATACCGAAGTCACTGAAAGCCTTGATCCCAAAGGTGTGATCGATCACTTCATTAGCCCACAAGCTAATATCACATTTAGCTATCACGGCGATTTTGACAAGCGAACCATCGTCACTAACCAAGACCTTAGCTTCACGGACGTTTTATCACTGATCACCAGCAACTGGACGACGGCGGTGATCTTTCCAAAAGGCCTAGACATCGGGATTTACACAAGCGATGCTTTTTACCAAAATCACGGTACTCGAGTGGACTACCTCCACGATACGCCACAGATGCAGTTAACTTACGATACGACCTCGATCACTAACGGGGCTCGATTGATCAGCCCAACGGCGACAGAGGACATCGCGACCACGACCACCTCTTCAGAAACTGTTAATACTGGCAGTCGGGCGAACGAGGTGATCGCCTTTGCTGAAAAGCAGGTCGGCTATCCGTATGTTTGGGGTGGCCCACGAGGAGTTGACTATGTTGGAGGCACCGACTGCTCAGGCTTGACATCTAACATTTATAAGCACTTCGGCATCACAATCGGGTTGACGACCTATACCCAGTGCAATGACGGGACAAGGATCAGCCGAAGCGAAGTACAGACGGGGGACTTAGGGTTCTATAATCCTGGCCCGCACCACGTGGTCATGGCGCTTGATAACAGTCGGGCAATTCAACAGCCACAACCAGGCCAGAAGTGCAATATTTTCAACATTAGCGATTATCAGCCGGACTATTGGATTCGCAACTCACAGATGGCGGCGCTCGTTGGCACACCGACCACTTCAACGGAAAACGATACGGAAACCAACACGACGTCGATTTCTTACTCGTACTTCACACCATTTTGGTATCAGAACCAGACCAGCGTTGATCGCTGGGGACTGTTTGCAACGAGCGACATGACCCTTAGCACGGCACAGACGGTAGACGACGCTAAAAAGGAGGCTGATAGTAATTTCAACCTCAACCCGACGTTTTCACTCACCGCCACTTTTGAAAGCGGTGAAAAGATAGTGCCAGGCGACGTCGCTCACATCACGATCAAGAGCATCGGTTACTCAACCGACCTTAAACTGGTCGGCTATCAGATTTATCCGTACTCTAAATCACAACAGCCAACTGGGACCTACAATTCCAATCCAACCAATATTTTGGATTATCAGTCCGCAATTAATAATCGTTTAGATGGGTCAGTAAAGTCACTGACCAGCCAGTTGAAAGCCACAACGATAAACAGAGAATGGATCACTCGCAAAGCGGTAGAAAGGAGTGATGACGGTGGCGAAGAAAACGCTACTTGATAACATCATTGAATCAATCAAAGGCATTGACGGCCGGCTGATCAAGCAGTCGGGCACGACTGAGCAAATGATCTCTGATCTCAATTACAAAGTCGTTGCTCCGGCCAAATCCGCCGCTGACAGTGCTGTCAGTGCTGCTGATGCCGCCGTTGCAAGCGCACAAGTGACAAGTGATGCCTTGAGTGACGCTAAGACGGCGTTCACCAGTGATGTGGCGGTGGCAAAAAATCTAGCTAGCGCGGCGCAGACAACGGCCAACAACGCCATTACAAGTGCGTCAAGCGTGGCATATGATCTAACGGCAGTGGCAAGCCAAGCAAAGTCCAACGCAAATGGGATCACGAAGGTAACGTCCGATGTGGGATTACTACAAACCACAGTGGCCGACAACAGTGGTAACATTTCCACGATCCAAGAAACGGCGAAACAAATTCAACAAGCCATGTCCGACAGCGCTGGTAACATCACGGTGGCCAAGCAAACCGCCGACAGCGCCGTCACGGTGGCTAGTGATGCCAGAAGTAGTGCAACGGTAGCTAATCAAACGGCGTCACAAGCCAGCATCACAGCTAAGAATGCTAGTGGTCAGGCGGCAAGTGCCGTGCTCACTGCACAAGGGGCTCTAACCACCGCCAGCAATGCTCAAAGCGACGCCACAGTGGCAATTCAAACAGCGAGTGGAGCCAGTCTGACGGCAGCTAATGCCAATAGTGACGCCACAGTCGCTAAGCAAACCGCCAGCGAAGCTAAAGTCCAGGCATCAAACGCTGAGAGCGACTTTGCCCAGATATCGATCAGAGCAAACAAAATCGAGGCAAATGTGGCCACTAAGGCAGATCAATCGACCGTTACGCAATTAAGCAACGCCTTACAAAGCAAAGTAGAATCTTCTACGTACACATCGGCGATTAGCCAACTATCGAACGACATCAACCTTCGGGTTAAATCGGCTGATCTGATCAGTCAAATCAACCTGCAAGCGGGGACAGCCTTAATTCAATCCAACAAGTTAGTTCTTGACGCTGAGACAACCGTCTTCACAGGCAATGCGTTTATCCCAAGTGCGGCGATTTCTGAACTGGACGCAGACAAGCTAACGTTTTATGGTGCTGATAACACTTATGCTACTATTGGCGCCAGCGTTGCTCAGTACGATGACGATAAGACTAAGAGTACGATTAATCTGCAATATGACGGTGGAATAGAAATTCATTCGTCAGACCAACAAGGATCTATCCTTACAATGCACGACAATACTATCCGGTTAGCTTCTAAAACATGGGGAGATAACTCCAATCCTTATCAGTATTCCGGCTTTTATGCTGCACCGAATTACTCTTTAATGAACACTTATCATAGAGACGGTACAACTTCTGGAGTGGCCATTGATGATAACCAAATTCATATCTATGGCAATTCCAAAGATAATCAACTAGGTTCACTTAAAGCAGATGTTGGTTGGTATAGTATCAATGGAAAGACCGGCTTATTAACAGGGAACCAAATCAGCCTTAAAGCAGGAAACACCCAAGCAGTATTAACTGATAACAACATTAATATTAATAATGCCAGCGATACTAATAGCAAGAATTATGATGTTGCAATTCATATCAAAGGATGGGCTGAAATGACCGGCTGGTTTACCTGCATGGGAATAACCCAAACCTCGTTGCTTAGTACAAAGACACGTATTGAACCGCTTGATACAAAAGTAGCTCTTGACAAGATAGTGTCTGCTAATGTTAATACTTATCAATTTAAGACAGATGTTGCAAAAGGCAAAACTAAGCGTCATGCGTCTGTCATTATTGATGACGTACACGACGTTGCAGAATACTGCACCCCCGAGGAATTTATTTCAGAAGATCGTAAGGGGCGTGATGATGGAGACATCATTGGCTACCTCATGGGGGCCGTGCAAGAATTAAAGAAACAGTTAGATGAAGTAAAGGAGAAGATTTAACTATGAATAACGAAACAATGCAGAATTTAGTGAACGATTACGCGTCAGAACTAGGTGCACTGCACTCTAACTTGGTAATCGAACGGGCAAACAATCGCGCGTTACAGGCACAGTTAGACAAGGCAAACCAGGAATTAAAGGAACTCAAAGACAAGTTATCAAAGGAAGATAACCAAGAAGTTAATCCAGAAGCAAAGCAAGAACCACAAGCCAAGTAAGCTGTGAGCCTTTTTAGTACAAAATTTTAGGAGGATCATAAAATGAACGATTTACAAGTAAACCAATTCTCATACAACTTTGATAATGGTGCTGTCACGTCTGCTCAGGTGGGCTTATACGGGTCTAATACGCCTGACGGCGAGTACATCAATGCATCAATCCGGATCAAGCAAGCTGATCTTCCCGAAGGCAAGAGCTTTACGGAAGTGGCGATGGCTGACATGGTAACGATCGCTCGGCAGAAGTTGGCGGCTGATACGGCAGTGAAGGCTACTACCACCACTCAAGCCCAATAGGGGATGATTAAATGACTAAGATGATCGTGCTTGGCGATTCGATCATGTGGGGAGTGACAGGCTTTGACAGCCAACATCCCCGAGCTAACCCCACCATTCCCGCCCACATCGGAACATTGTTAGGCTGGACGGTGGATAACCAAGCCATCAGTGGTACTCGGTGGGCAGACGTGGACAACAAGGACAACTTCCTGGAGCAAGTCGCTAAGTTCAACTTCGCTAACTATGACGTGGCCTTGATGGGCTATGGGATCAATGACTTTGACGACGCTCCCCACTCGTCACCCACTCAGATCACGTATGCGATGAACAAGGGGATCGCTAAGATCAAGAGCGATAACCCGAACATTCATCTGTACATCGAATTGCCAACTCCGTCGTTTGTCTACGGCTCAAACGATGGGGCGGTTAATCCGTCCGGATACAGCCAGAAACAAATTTACGACACGATCAAGAGTGAAGCTCAACTCCTAGAGGTGCCAGCTTACGACTGGCGGGACAATCCGCTGATCACGTACGACAACCGGGCCCAGACACTTGGTGACGGCCAAATTCACCCAGTTAACGCCGTGCAACAGACGATGGCGGAACGGTTAGCCAACTGGATCGAATCGCACGAACAATCCACAGCTAGCAACGCAGATAACGACTTGATCGATTGGTCAAGCCTAGATCAAGGGCAAACGACAAATAGTGAAGGCGGCAGTACCGCTCAAACGGTGACGTATACACCAATCGAAGTAGCCACCATCAATGGCCCTGACAGTTTAAATCAGGCGTTTAACAGCAACGCGGCGTTGATCATCAACACCATTTGCAAGATCGCCAGTGAAGACGCTAGTGCGGTCTCCTGGCACGCTCAAACGTTCGCTACACTCGGACGAGAGTTGCGCAACTACATTGCTGATACGATCGCCACAATTAAGCAGGTATCCGGCCAAACACTCGGAACAACCAACACAGAGACATCGACTGGCGAGACGGTCAGTGTGGAGGCGATGGAAGCCCCAACAAGCTTAATGATCGGCGACGTAATCACCACTCTTAATAACGACTTTAAAGGCGCTGAAACGGCGCTAAATGCAATTCTAGCAACCTTATAAGGAGGTACAGTATGACAGAAAAATACGCTGGCCACTACTACACGGCAGTGGACACGACTATTCCGGCAGATACGACCGTCAAACTGGACGAGCTATCCGGTCGGGTCGGCGACAATATGCGCCCGGTCTACCTGCAGTTAATGCAAACAAGCGGTGACACTCAGACCCCGTGGAATCTATCCGGGAAGACCATTCAACTCGGTGGCAAAGACGCCAATGGTGTGGTTAAGACAACTAACACAGCAACAGTGGTCAACGCCGCTAAGGGCCTCGTTAATCTACAAGTACCAGGTGCCTTTTATCAAGCACCAGGCGTTTATCAAACGGCTTACTTACAGATTCTGGATGGCTCCAACGTGATTAGTACGGTCAACGTGGACTTCAACGTGTTCGATAACGGGTTGGCCATTTCCACGTCCCAAAGTGAGACCTATCTAGCAAGCGTGGCGGCCGCTGAACAATCGGCGCTTGCCATGTACGACCCGCTAACCACCCAGACGAAGGCTTTGCAGACGGCACAAGACACACTGACCACTGAGATGAAGGCCCTTCAATCCGCGATTGACTCCACCGGCGTGGCTAAGACTGGTAGCAACAACACCTTTACCGGGTCCAACACCTTTGATTCCCTGACGGCTAATACGATCACGGCGGATAGCCTGGCTGGTGGGGCACTTACTAAGATCCAGGCAATGATCAACAACCTAGTGACCGACACCGGCTTTACCAGTAACGGGATTAACTTCCAAAATGGTGCCAGCGGGAACTTGGTCATGCGTCAAACCCGGATTGGTTCGGTAAACGAGATCACAATCAACGGTGGGATGCAACTCAACGAATCGTTAGAGCCATGGGGTCCACGCCGGAATGCCTTCCAACTTCCAGCGTTAGCAGGCGCCCAAAACGTTCAAATTCTAAACAACGAACAGCCGGCAGACGGTAACGTCACGCTATGGTGGGGCTTGAATGGGACGACCTTAACCCTTCAGAACATCAACAACGCTTCGCAGATGGGATCCGACGGCAAAGGAATCGGCCAACCTGGATGGTGGTTCCAGGTCGGCTTGACACTACGCTGGTAAGGAGGTGGCCTAAATGGCAGAAGATATCTTAGGTGATGCAACGGTCATCACTTTACCGCTCCAAGACGATGGCACAGTAGCCGTCAAGCAGTCCGACCTAGCTAAGATCCTACCAAAAGTGGATCCTGCAACCGGTGACTGGCTAATCGCTGGCGCTGATAGTGGCGTTAAGGCTAAGGCCCCAACTCTGACGGTTAATAGCACCACCGGACACCTCTTGATTGATGGCCAAGACAGCGGAGTGAGCGTTGTGGGGACACAAGGGATTCAAGGGCCAAAAGGTGACAGCGCCGTGACTATAAAGGTTGGTTCAGTCACGACTGGCGGCTCACCAACAGTCACCAACTCTGGCACGGCAACCGATCTAACGCTTGACTTCGTGCTTCCAAAAGCTGTCAACGGTAAGGACGGATCCACGCCAACCTTTTCAATCGGAACGGTCACGACCGGCTCAACCGCCGCCGTCCAAGACCAAGTGAGTGGCACGGCTCATACGCTTAACTTCACGCTCCCCAAGCCAGACATGAGTGCTTACACTAGCACAGCGGACTTAACCAATCTCTTGGCTGGCAAGCTCGACAAATCGGGACTAACGGCCTACTACACAGCGGCGCAACTGGACGAAAAGCTAAGCGCTAAGGCTGACCTCGCAATGGTGGCCAACATCGCTGACAAGGACACGGTTCAGAGCTTCTCAAACAAGGTCGACCAGCTAACGGCGTTAGTCAATTCGCAAGATCAGACGATTGCTGGCTTACAATCCCAGCTCAACACGGTCTTAGCCCAGCTCAAGACGGTCTTGGCCCAGCCCAAGACGACGGCTTAGTGAAGGGTGGCAATGACTATGGATATGCACCACCCTTTTGGGTTTGAATGGGGCGATTTGGTGGCGATCTTTACACTGGTTGGCGTGGTTGCTACCTACGCCAACCTGGCAATCAGCCGTACAGCTAAGGATTCTAACAGATCTGAGTTTGAACAGTTGGCCACGTCAATTGCCAAACTTAACGAGACGATGGTCAAAGTCAACATGGCTCTGGACAGTCTCAAAGCTGACCGTGAGTCGACCAACCGGCGGCTCGATAAAATCGAGGCAACGGCTGACAGACACGACATTCAGTTGGCGAGAATCGAAGAACACGTGATGACACAAGACAGTAAATAGGAGGAGACAAATATGGAAGTAAACTCAATTGCGGACGTAATAACAGCGGTGGCAGTGGCTTCACTACCGATCATCGCGGCTTATGTGTCTAGGTGGCTCAAGGGTAACAAACGAGCTGAAACGCTCGTGTCTGTCTTGCCGACGCTGGCTAAGGACGCCGTCGTGGCAATGCAAAAGCTCGGCGTTACGGAGGCAATCGAAGGCGAAGTCAAAAAGTCCCACGCCGTGCAAATCGTTGCTAAGGCCTTGTCTTATCTAGGCTTTAACGAGACCAACGAGGCGACGCTTGCTAACGCTGTTGAATCGGCCTATGCCCAGCTCAAGGCGGACGGGACGCTTGATGCTTACCCACAAGCAAGCAAGACCGACGATAAGCAAGCCGAAATTGCTAAGGCAGAAGCTGAGTTAGCAAGCCTCAAGGAGCAAGAAGCAACCGCTCAAAAGCAGCTTGACGCTTTGAAGGGGGCACAGAATTAAAAATGCAAAAGATGAAGATGATCAAGCGCGGGGCCACAAGTGTGGCGATCGCGCTTTTACTTTTGCCAATGACAGGAACGGCATATGCCGCTAAAGGCGATCAAGGGGTTGACTGGTCAAAGTATCAAGGTAATAACGGCAAGTGGGGAAGCGATAATGATAAATTTTCGATTTCTCAAATTGGGGGATACTACAATGGATCCTTCGTTGATCAACCGACTTACGGCACTCAAGTAGCTAACACCATCGCCTTAAACCGGCGAGCTCATACGTATATCTACGCTCAATTTAGCGGGCGCGATCAAGCTGATCAGATGCTTGACTACTACCTCCCTAAGGTTCAGACGCCGAAGGGCTCAATTGTTATGTTAGATGTAGAAAGTGGCAATCCGGACACTGATTCAGTGCTTTATGCACTCAAGCGGGTTCAGGACTCAGGTTTTACCGCCGTACTATATGGCTATCGTAGTTTTCTGGTCAATCATATTGATCTGGCTTCCATCGCTAAGCAGTACCCACTAGCATTGGCCGAGTACCCTGATTACAACGTCACTAAGTCGCCAAATTACAATTATTTCCCAAGCTTTGACAACGTTAACATTTTCCAGTTCACCTCCACTTACGTGGCTGGTGGATTAGATGGTGATGTGGACTTAACGGGAATTACTGACAACGGTTACAAAAATGGTAATGCCCAAAAACCAAAGACCACGACTCCAGCCACCACGACCGGGAAGCAACTTCACCAGGACACTCACAACTACACGGTTAAGAGTGGTGACACGCTATCCGGCATCGCTAGCCGCTACGGTATGACGGTAAACGCGTTGGTAACCCTTAACGGTATCCAAAACGCTAACCTGATCTATCCTGGTCAAACATTACGGGTAGCCGACAGCGGCGCCGGGTCAACGGTCACCAATAAAGCCACCACACCGATCACTTCCACGGGGACGCAGGCTTACACCGTCCGGTATGGTGACACCTTATCAGGAATCGCCAGCCGTTATGGCACGTCCACCAGCACGCTAGCAAGCATCAACGGCATTGCCAACGCTAACCTGATCTATCCGGGTCAAGTGCTCAAGCTAAGTGGTGGCTCATCCGCACGGTCCTACACGGTCCGGTCTGGTGACACGCTTTCTGGCATTGCTAGCCGATTAGGAACATCCTGGACATCCTTAAAGGCTAAGAACGGCCTTGCCAACGCTAACCTGATCTATCCGGGTCAAACACTTTACTACTAATAGAAGGAGGCTGAAAAATGGCAACAATTGATGACGTTAGTACCAATGACATGAACTTAAAACACCTTGACACGACCAAAGACATCGTCATTACACCGAGGAACGAGTTTGGTGGTCAAGTCCTGCTTAATCCTGCTCATACGTGGACTGCCAAGGTGTCAGATGGAAACAATTACATTGGAGATTATCCAGTAAGACTTGACTCAAATGGCATTGTAGTTAATAGCGCTGACTTCACCAGCCTTCCTGCTGGCCAATACCACTTAGAAGTGTGGGAAGAATGGATTGATTCTAACAATGCAAAGCAGAGATCAATTTACCCATCTCCACAAAGAACGATTGATTTCACTATTTATCAGAACATTACAGATTTAGCCGAGAAAGAAATCAAGACGATTGGTTTCCAAGACGTGGTTGACCAAGCTGTTATGAACATAGGGATGAATTACGTCTTTAAAGTGAACACGATTGAGCCTGACCAGACTGCTACTGTGGTGCAAGCGGCGGCGGATGGTAAGAACTACGTTACTTTTAATATTCCTCGGGGTGCTCAAGGTATTCAAGGTCCACAAGGGCCAAAAGGTGATACTGGAGCTGTTGGCCCAGTAGGCCCACAAGGGCCAAAAGGTGACAAGGGTGATACAGGCCCACAGGGACCTCAAGGTATTCAAGGGCCACAAGGGCCACAAGGGCCACAAGGACCCGCTCAAGATTTAAGTAACTACACTACTGTTACTGATTTAAACAATGGATTAAGCACTAAAGTCACTGATAACAAGAATGGTACAATATCTGTAAATGGAACCAATATTCTCCCCGCTAATGAAAATGTTATCGGGAGACTTGACAGAACACATACGGATATGAATGATATTTCTATGGGGTGGTGGTATATTAATGGCTGGGCTGATGTAAGTGGTCTGTCTAACTGGGGACTTCCTCAAGACTTTTATTACGTTCATTGTTTTAAATCCGGCATTGCTGGATCTATGAATATCCAAATAGCATATGGTATTGGGTCAAATAATATGTATATGCGGACAATGAATACCACTAGTTGGACGACTTGGAAACTTCTTGCTGACGATTCCAAAGTTGTACACAATACAGGCAATGAGACAATTGCTGGGGACAAGTCACTTGTAGGCAACACAACGCTTGCAACTACTACCGTACTGGCAGGGAATTACGGGCTACGGGTTACTACAAGCGGTATCCAAAAAACGACAGATGGTAAAACTTGGGTACCTGCTAACATTTGACGGCAATAAAAGGAGATAAAAATGACAGTAACAGTAAGCTTCAACAATCCACAAATCCAAGTAGCTAATAGTAGTACAGGTATTCAGCTATCACAGGTCATCTTGCCTTACTCAATTCGTAACTCAGAAGACTCCACTCAATACTTGGGTGGTCAGATGACGCTAGAACAATCCGATGGAATTAAGTTGACTGACAACACGAAGGACTGGGAGCGCCTTGGCTTGGCTAAGATTAAGACCATGGTGGCTGACGCAGAGATCTATGTGCCAGACCCAATCACTGAAGCCCCAGCAAGTCCAGAGGCTCCGGTAGCAAGCTCAGCATCTACGGTAGCAAGTTCAGTGGCTCCAGTAGCAAGCTCAGTGGCTCCGGTAAGTTCAGCGACAGAAGCTCCAGCAAGCTAACTGATTTATCCCGGCCAAATTCTCTACTACTAAATTATTAATCCCCCTTGCCTTCGTGGTGAGGGGGATTTTTTGTGTTAAAAAGCGTTTGTTTTTTTTGCCAAAATGTATTGCATTATATAACGGGGCGTTATATAATATATATGTAATCAAGGAAAGGAAATATAGAAAAGGAGCGATGCAATGGCAGCAACTAAGGCTCAGAAAAGGGCAAGCCGGAAGTGGGAAGCAAGTAATCCTCGCCGGACCGGCTATTCAAAATTAAGGCGGACGGCTTTCAGCTTTGTTAATCCGAAACCGGGCAGCAAGGCTGAGGAGTATATCAACGCCAACTACGTAGACTACGTGGAGGATCTGGAGGAACTTAAGAAAGCATTGAAAAGGAGAACAGGAAAATGAAAACAATTAGAATCAAGAAGTCAATAATTACTAAGGTCGGAACGGGCCTGGCAAAGGAATACGACACTGCCGCTACCTACAAGGAATTGCTGTTTGAACTGTGGTGCGACGATGCGCCACATGACGCAGTAGAAGAATACTTGATCAATGAAGGACAAATTAATAGCGACTATGGCCTGAAAGATTACGTATCCGCTAGCGACTACATCGATATGATGAAAGTTGCACAGGCAAACCGAAAAGAAAACTTTGTGGCAATCGACTTCGAGGCTAACTTCAAAGACTGGTTCTGCGATGAATTGGAAGAACGCTTGCAATACTACGGTTTCGACCTTGATGCACCGGTTGATGTTGAAGCAATGGTACGCATGGCAGACGATGAAAAGAAGAAAGGGAGATAACAACCATGAAATTTAACGAATTTAATGAAAAATTGCAAAAGCTAGGCTACTTTGCTGAGGCGGACCGTATCCGGACTGGCGAAGGATACGCACAACTGAATCGAGTACATGTCTTTAAAGAAGATGGCGATTTTGAAGCCGTAAAGATTAACGAAGCCCAAGCCATTGAACCAATCTATTATGAGGAGGTACCAGACGAAGTTAAGGCGTTGGTCGAAGAGTTTGACCAAACTGCACCGGTTGAACGTGACATGGATCACGCTAACTCACTTCGTAAGTAAGGAGGCAAAATGAAAATATTAATAAACGCCAGCCAGGTTAAATACAACACCGGGAAGGCGTTTTTAATTACCATTCCACGCTCAAAAGGATGGAAGTTTTGGATCCCGTCTAAGCTGGTATACAGCAACCGGGACGGCCATTCAAAGAGCGTATACATTCCTGACGATATGGAGATCCATTGTGTGGATAGAAAAGGCGAAAAGTTTGAGATTGACGCTGAACAACTGGCGTCATACTTTGACCACGTTTGCATCGGTCAAAAGCAAGATCCTATATACCATCACGTACCGGAAAGAGTAGAAGTAAAGGAAACGACCGCAGATGAGGAGTTGATGAGATGAGCGGTAAAAGGTACTTAAAAAAGACGGTCTATGAGGCCGCGAAGGAGCGGATCAAAAAGACGTTTGACGAGTTTGATAACGTTTTGATCGCCTTTTCTGGCGGTAAGGATAGTGGGGTCATGCTCAACATGGCGTATGACTATGCCAAACAGACTAATCAGCTGGGCAAGCTGGGGATGTACTTCCTTGACTATGAGGCCCAGTACCAGATGACGATCGACTACGTAAGGAAGGTGTTTGAAAAGTTCAGCGACATCAAACGGTACTGGCTGTGCTTGCCGAACTCAGTACCAACGGCCACGTCGATGTCTACTGGTTACTGGATCCCGTGGGACAAGTCTAAAAAGGATATCTGGGTCCGTAAGATGCCGAAAGGCAAGTATGTAATCAACGAAGACAACGTCCCCTTTGATTACAAGGTTGGCCGTGAAGATTATACGGTCCAGGAAGATTTTGGCAAGTGGTTCTCAGGCAAGTATGGATCGACCGGCGTGATGATCGGTATCCGGGCCACCGAAAGTCTGGATCGTTACCGGGCGATTAAGTCGAAAAGGAAGGTGAATGACTACAAGATGCTTGAGTATATGGTCAAAATTAACGACCAGACCGTCAACGTCTACCCGCTTTACGATTGGGAGACACGTGACATCTGGATCGCTAATGCTAAGTGCGGTTATACGTACAACAAGCTGTATGATCTTTACTATCAGGCTGGCGTTGGAATTGAGCAAATGCGGGTTGCATCCCCGTTTCTGTCGCAAGGGTTAGGCACGTTAAAACTCTATCAGACGATTGAACCTAATACGTGGGCCAAGATGCTAGGCCGGGTAAATGGCGTCAACTTCGCCGGGATCTACGGTGGGACGACGGCGATGGGTTGGAAATCAATCCAGTTGCCACCTGGCCACACTTGGAAATCATACCTGAAGTTCCTGCTGTCGACGCTTCCAGAGCAGACACGCAAAGACTACCAGAAGATCTTTAAAACGTCGATTGAGTTCTGGGATAAGCGCGGCGGTGTTTTATCAGATGAAACGATCCAAGAGCTACGGGATGCTGGTATCCCACTTGAAGTCAAAGGCAAAACTAACTACAAGACTGAAAAAAAGGCCGTCCAGTTTCACGAGTATCCGGACGACGCGCCGGTAAAGGAATTCAAGACAGTGCCATCATACAAACGGATGTGCATCACGATAATGAAAAATGATCACACCGCTAAGTACATGGGCTTTAGCAGGACGAAGGAACAACAAGAGAAGAGAAGAAAGGCGATGGAAAAATATGCCAACATCCTTTAAATCACCAGTATGGGACATCAAAGCAATTCCGGTCGAAAAGATCCAAGCCAACTCATACAATCCTAACCATGTAGCACCACCGGAGATGAAGTTACTGTACCAATCAATCAAGTGTGACGGCTATACTATGCCGATTGTGGTTTTTAAAGTACCGGATGAAGACAAGTACGAAATTGTGGACGGCTATCACCGTTACACGACGATGCTACGCCACAAGGATATCTATGAGCGGGAGCATGGTTTGCTACCATGCTCAGTCATCGATAAACCGGCTGAGGAGCGAATGGCTTCAACCATCCGTCACAACCGGGCACGTGGGACGCACGATGTCAATTTGATGGTTAATATTGTGCACGAACTCAAAGACGCCGGGATGTCTGACGCCTGGATCATGAAGAACATCGGAATGGATGCGGATGAGTTGCTAAGACTTAAACAAATTAGCGGACTAGCCAGCCTGTTTAAGGACAAGGATTTTAGTCATGCTTGGTCATAATGACATCATCTATGACTGGCAAATCGTAAGAAAGACGGAGAAATCATTTTTGGTTTTTCTGTTTTTTGATAAGCGCAGCTCACCGGTCAAAGAAAACAAAAGTGTTCATGTTTGGGTACCAAAAAAGCTTTGTTCACTCATCGATCGATACTATATCATGAAAAATCCAGATGATTTCACGTATACAATGGTCAACGCACGTGATGAGAAACACAAAATAACCGGTAAGCAACTGCACGAGATTATTTCAAAAAGTAGCTGTTCATATGATGGATATAGTAACGTGCCGGAGAAAAAGGAGGCAGTGCGGATTGAAGCAATCGACGAACTTAAGCGATGATCAACGACAGGCGATTGAAAAGTTGGAAAAGCTTAGGGTGGGCGCCCTGTTTATGGAACCAGGTACCGGTAAAACACTTACTGCCTTAAAAATTATTAGCTCATCTAAAACCGATTGGGTGCTATTTATCGTGCCGTTTCAAACCAAGCAGAATCTTAAGGATGAGCTTGATAAATGGGGGTTTGATATGCCATACCGGATTGTAGGCGTGGAAACACTGAGTGCTTCGGATCGAGTTTATCTTGAGTTGCTTAATGAAATCGAGAAGTATAAAAAACCGTTCATCGTGGTTGATGAGTCGCTCAAAATAAAAAACGCCCAGGCCAAACGGACCCAACGCGTTTTTTCACTTGGGGGAAAAGCGTACTACCGGTTGGTGCTCAACGGCACACCGATCTCAAAAAACGTGATGGACTTGTGGGCGCAAATGGAGTTTCTAAGTCCTAAGATACTTAACATGAGCTATGACGAGTACCAGAATACCTTTATCGACTATATCTATCACGCTGAGACACACCATTTTGAGATCCGCAACCAGGTAAACATCGACTATCTATACTCACTAGTCCGTCCATATGTCTTTGACGCCAAGTTGAACCTTGATATCGACAGCGTGCATGAACGCTGGGATTACGAAATTGAAAATAAAAACAATTATTTTGAAGCCAAGGAAGAATTGCTTAGTAGAGATAGTGTGGAACAAGAAGACCTGTTTTTGGCGTTCACCGCTAAGATGCAGCACTCTTACGCTATCGATCAAGGAAAAGTTGAGGCAATCGACGACATCCTAGAGTGTGAGCATCATCAACCGGCAATTATTTTCTGCAAGTTCGTAAATGCCAAAGAGTTCTTCCAGGATCGCTATCCTAACTGTAAGGTGCTGACTTACGGTAAAGGCACTTTTGGACTCAACCTGCAGCAGTACAAGCTCATGATCTTTGCCGACAAGACGTGGGACTATGCTCAGCTTGAGCAGGCAACGCGCAGAATCTACCGTATGGGACAGACCAGAGACACTAAGTTCTATTATTTGACTGGGGATGTTGGTCTTGAGCGGTTGATGGACAACTGCATCAGCAACAAGGTTTGGGTCCTAAACGAATTTAAGAAGTCCAGCAAGAAGGGACAATGGCTTAAAGACAATCTGTAAAAAGGCCCTGCTTAACGGTGGGGCCTTATTAGTCTTACTGGACGATCTGTAAGATTAGAAAAGATTTAGAGATGGTGGTTGAAATGACGATTGTCTTGTTCATTATTAGCTTGTTAATCTTGATCATCGTGCCCAACCTAGGGGCGCAAAGAAAACACGCCACTTCGGTTAACCAAGAGGCCTTAGTCAACATGATTCAAAACCAGGTTGAGCTATACCATGACGATACGGGTGACGTCCCGACCGATTTGTCCCAACTAGAAAAGGGTGATTACCTAACGGCTAAGCAGGTTCGCCAGGCTAGCCGCGAAAATATCACGCTCCAAAATGGTCAGGCCGTTGTTCAATAGCCAACGGCGCGCCTTTACGATGGTGGAAGTCGTGATCGTATTGGCCATCAGTGCCCTAGTGATCGTGACCACCACCATTCCTTACCAAAAAAGGAACGCCGAGCTGAGTGAGGAACAGTTTTGGCGGGACGTTAAGCAGCGCTGGCAAGAGGCCCAAACCCGGGCCCGGGTAGAGGGAAAGGCGACCTTTATCTATTTGACGAGCCGATCGAAGCGAGAAATTAGATTTGAGTATCACACTGATAGTGGGAAGAAGGTAACGGAGGAGGTACTACTTCCCAAACAACTTCACATTGCCTCTAACGAAGATATGGTCAAGATTTACAAAAACGGCTACGTTAGTCCGCGGACCTGGTCCTTTGTTTCCAAGTTAACGATGACCAACTACGACATGAAAATTCAGATGGGTTGGGGGGGATACTATGTTCAAAAGACTGCGGTGTGGGGCTTTCCTGCTGGCTGA